GACGCCTTGGGTTAACCATTGGCTGCCAACAAGAATGCATAAGTTCGAGAAGTTCGCCGAGGTGATCGCACAAATGGAAGCTTTGCCGAATGTGGTTGTTCGTTTGTCGAGCGATAGCATCTCAGGCGAGGTTATCGATGGCGCTACTACGTCCACCATTTGCCACAGTGCAGAATCAGCACCAGAAGGCGCCACAGTGTGCGAGGCATACACCAGAGGCGGGAAGTGTGGCACTTGTCGCGCTTGTTTCTCTAAGGACGTGTCAATCGTGGCATATCCTGCACATGGTGCTAAACTGCTAAAGATGATTAAAGTTAAGGTAAAAGCAAAATGAACGAGAAACAGACAAAAGAAATGCTAGAGGCGCTAGAAGCGCTAATGAAAGCCCTAGATGAATATGATTCGTTTCGGGATCAATATACAGGTTTACCAGATGAATATTGGCATTCTATGAACAAGGACTAATGACGATGAATAAAAGTATATTCTTAGAGGCGGATTTTCTTGATCAAAAAGACCATGATTATCTTGCAGAATTGTTTTATGATTTTCTAGCAGACAAGGGAATATTTCCGCAATCTATTGCAGACTTTAGAATTGAAATTGATTATCTACCACAGGATATTGACGAATGAGAATTTTAGTAGCGTGTGAAGAATCACAAACAGTAACAAAGGCGTTTCGTGCATTAGGACATGAAGCTTATTCGTGTGACATTCAAGAATGCTCAGGTGGTCATCCCGAATGGCATATTGTCGGCGATGCTATCGATGTCGCCTATAATCAACCTTGGGATCTTATGATTGCACACCCGCCTTGTACTTATTTAACAGTGACTGGTGCGCGATGGTTGTATAACAAAGACGGCACTAAAAACGAACAACGATGGAAAGATAGAGCAGACGCATTAGATTTTGTTCAGAAGCTTATGGACGCACCCGTTGAGCGAATAGCAATTGAAAATCCCGTTGGCGCTATATCAACAGAAATTCGTAAACCTGAACAATATATTGAGCCTTGTATGTTTGGCGATACCACAACAAAGAAAACGGGCTTATGGCTTAAGAATTTAAAACCATTAGAGCCGACAAACATTGTCGAGCCTGAATTTGTCACATTAAAAGACGGTAAACGATATTCTAAATGGTATTATGAAACATCATGCCTTCCAGTAAAGGGGGGGGTCAGAGCGAAAGCAAGGTCAAAAACTTTTCAAGGCATTGCAGATGCAATGGCATCACAATGGGGGAATGAATAATGCAAACACATCATTTCATCTATCCTGAGAACCCTTTGCTAACTTGGCTATATGAAGCCGAGAGAGCGCACACAAGCGACGAACGATTGTCGAGGGTATTTTGGTACCTATCACGCGATAAAGCCCGTCTAGTGCCTTCTGAGAGCGCGAGAGCTGAGGATTTACCGCCACCTTACAAAGTTAAATTCACAAAGAGGGTTTACTAATGATATTTTATTTAGTCGATAAGAAAACAGGAAAAGCAATCTGCAAGACGAAATATAAGCGAGATTTGCAGCACTTGATCGCTTCGGTTAGTTATCAGTATTGGGAGATTGTAGAAGCATGAAATGGTTATTGATTTACATTGCATTGACTGGCGAGCGTGTAGACGTTGCCAAGATGGGCGCATTTAATACGATGGATGAATGTTTTGACGCACGAGAGCGATTTGTCGAGGTGATCGGACGCCCTATTGTCAATTATCAGGCAGTTTGCGTAATACATGAGGAATATTGATCATGTCACAAAATGACAGATACGCATGGGGCGCATTCTTCGCCATCAAGAAGTACACGAACAAATATTTACAGGCGAATCTTACGAATCACGGCATTATTATCAATGAGAAAATCCTAATCGCTAAACGTAAGACGATGTTCAGACCAGTCGGGCAGCTTGATTGGGCATGGTACACGGCAAAAGGACTAGGCACGGCATTCGAGGAAGATAGAGTATTACCGTATTACGAGGAGATGCTTAAGGACGAAAGATCGCCCCCGAACAAATGGAAGCGAAGGGACGAAGAAATGGAACTTAAGACAAAATATGCCGTTAGAGCAAATAAAGCTAAAGAGGTTAGAACATGAGCAAACCACAATGGCGCGAAAGACCTGATCGCCCAATATCAGAAGATCCAAGACTTGAGGACATTGCAAAGCTTGTTCCATTTTATCGCAATCTTTGGATCGAATCAGACTTTCACGATGACCCACCAGAAACCGTAGAAGCCTATAAGCGACAATATGAGCACTACCAACAATTACTAAAGGAAGGAAAATATTATGAACCAAAATTCTAAAATTGATAGACGCTGCAAACTGACAGACGATGACGTAAGGCTAATCTTTGAGCTTCACGAGGAGCGACTGGAGCTGCGAGAGCGTGTTAAGTCATTGACTGTGGACGCAATATGCGCTAAATTTGACATTGGGCATAGCTACTACTATGCATTGATTAACGGCGAGAACCGAAAGGGGGTTCAATTATGAGCGAGAATAAACAATTTATGTATGGCGACGAGTATAGGGACGCATTAAACAATTATGTTGAAGATTTACCTTTTGATGTCATTGTGGATATGCTCAAAGACTACATATTCGAGTATATGGAAACGTCTATGACTAACGAGCAAATACAACAATTCATTGATACGGGGGAATGGTAATGGACAAAAGATTGACAAGGCAGCAAGCAATCGCTGCTAAGTGTAAAGATTGTAATTTTGACCCGTCTGATAAAGGCAACTGGGTGCAGCAGGTGGAGAGCTGTACGGACACTAAGTGCCCCTTGTGGGACTACCGCCCTAAATCTAGAAGTAAAGCTAACAGAGCAGCTCCACAGGCGCGGAATGAGGTTTAAAATGGGAATTGCATATACTAGAGTACATAATACGCATTACTTAGCCTACATTGACGGAAAACAACGAGCTGAGATCGATAATGACGATGGTGACTGGTGGACGGTTACATTTGATGGAGAACGTAATAAGAACATCAAATACAAAGACCTAAGAGAAGCCAAAAAAGCTATTGAAAACATGGTTTTAAGGGAGTATACTGACGATGTTGGCTGCTGAGTTACTTGTCGGCATCCTATTATTTGTTAAGTTTCTGGAGGAATTCTAATGACAGAACCGATTCATAAACACGAAATGATGGAATTATTGTGGGAATACGAGCAACCATTTATGAGAATGGAGGAGCTGCTAGATTGGGCACAGAAGGGTTTTCGAGCTTACCTAGACGAACTACCAGAGGAAAGCCTAAAAGCCCGTTACAATCGCTTACAGCAACTCTCAGAGCAGTTTTCAGACTGCATGGATGTGAGTGATGCGATGTAAGATCTGTGACGTTATCTTGTCTGACTACGAAGTGACAAGAAAAGACCCTAATACTGGTGAATATTTAGACACTTGTGGTGAATGTCTTAGGGAAATAAGGTTATCTCTACAGGAGTTTGATGGGGAAATCCCTTATAAGTACGATGTAGGTATTGACGATGACGAAGAAATATGCTAGTGTATTACTTATGTAATGTATTTAGTAATTATCATTAAGTAACTAACTAAGGAAATAACTATGGATTTAGTATCTTTTGATGACACTTATGAATCTAATGACACATTAGGTTACTATGATGTCGATGATGTAACCATTAAGTTTGCCACTAATGGTTGTCTACTAACATTTTGGGGTCGAGATACGCCTAAGGGTGACTATCAAGAATTTAAGATGGTCTTTCCATCACTAGGTGTCGCCTTAGACCTCGTTAAGGACATAGAATCATGTCGAGCTACGAAGTAGACGAATACTATGAAGAAATTATCAAGGGATGCCCTAAGGTGTCCCCTGATCAACAAACACTTATCAAGGAGGTCATTGAATTGACTTTGGCACTCCATCGTGATAAGCTGTACCAAGATGCCAAAGATCAGGCGTCACAAACACCATTGTTCAAATACTAGGAGAAAACAATGAAACATTTACTTTTAATCGCAGCAGTTGCTGCAACACCAGTTATGGCGGCTGATGATAGTTCAGTTCGTGGTAATAACTCATTCATGGGTGATGGTAGTACCCGCATGGACAACGATGCTAAAGGCAGTGCGACATTCTCAATGTCATTCACTGGTACTGTCGAACAAGCTTCACAGTTGTTCGGTCGTGGTAGCACCCAGAACCTAACCAACACTAACGCAAAAACAGAGGATAAGTAATCATGTCTGTTATTACTGGTAAAGTAGCATTCGCCAATTTGACTGAGCACGAGGTGTTCAATGGTCAGTCTACTGGCAAATACTCAGTAGTCGTGACACTTGACGACGAGCAAGCCGATAAACTTGCAGCAGAAGGTGTAAAGCTTAAGACGTACAAGAATGAGTCACAGCGTAAATTCGCAACCAAGTTCGAGGACTTTGCAGTTATCGACAATGACGGTGAACCTGTCTCTCGTGGTTCAGTTCGTTGGGGCGATACAGTTCGTATCAAGTATGGTCTTGGTAAGCCTCACCCTGTTCATGGCACATCGGTCTACCTACAAGCAATTCGAGTAATTGAGAAGGCTGAGTTTGATGGCGATGACGATAGCGAATTCTGATGCTGAATTCCTAGGTCACCAGAGTTGCCCTAAGTGTGATTCTTCGGACGCACTTGGGGTTTACTCTGACGGACATGGGTTTTGTTTTTCATGCCAAACTCACTTTAAGGAGTTAGATAACGTGGAAGCTACTGCTAATGTAGTTAGTTATAATCGTCCTGCTGAAATGTACGGACAACCTATGGCAATCACTGAGCGTCGTATCTCACTGGAGACCGTAAAGAAGTACGGGGTAACCGTTGAGACGGCACAGAATAGCCGTGACGTCGTTAAACATCACTACCCATACTATGACAAGGGTGGTAAATTTATCGGCACTAAGGCTCGTAGATTGAGCGACAAGAGCTTTAACACTTCTGGCAATATGCGTGACAATACGCTATTCGGTCAGCAGTTGTTTAAAAACGAAGGTCGCTTTGTAACAGTCGTTGAAGGAGAACTAGATGCTCTTGCAGCATTTGAGATGCTTGGGTCTAAGTTTCCCGTCGTATCTGTATCGAAAGGCGCAGCAGGTGCTGTTAAAGACTTTAAGCAAAACCTAGAGTGGCTTGAGGGCTTTGAGAATGTTGTCATTTGTTTCGACAATGACGTTGCGGGTCGTGAAGCGGCTGAGAAGTGTGCTCAGGTATTATCACCTAACAAGGCTCGTATCGTTAATCTTACAACGTTTAAAGACGCTTCTGATTATCTGACGAATAATAAAGTCAGAGACTTCACTAACGAGTGGTGGGAAGCTAAAGTCTATCGTATGACTGGTGTAATTACACTAGAGGATGCTTGGGGTGATTTTATCAGTCGAGGCACTGAGGAGATTATTCCTTTTCCTGAATCATTCGGTATGCTTAATTCAATGTTAAACGGTGGTATCGCTGCCGGAGAAATTACTGTCTTGGGTGCTCTCACATCCATCGGTAAGACCACAATGGTCAACGAGATTGTTTATCACTTCTGGAAGAATACTAGCAAACGTATCGGTTGTGCATTCTTGGAGGCATCTAATGGTGAAGCTGTGGAGAATCTTCTTACAATTCATACAGGACATAACCTTGCCCTTGAGGATCGAAAGAACATCGACTTCGACAAGCTACATACCGACATTGTTACTGATGGCAGGATTCTTTTACTTGATCATCACGGTGCTGTAGATAGTGACGAACTATTCTTAAAGCTTCGTGCAATGGTTAAAGGTAGTGGTTGTGAAATTCTGATCATCGATCCGTTGCAAGCTGCTGTGACTTCTAACACCAATGAGACCATTGATGACTTCATGGATAGATTGCTAAAGTTAGCTAAGGAAACCAATGTGTCTGTGATTGTTGTAAGTCACATGAGAAAACCTTCTCTATCTAATCCTCACAATGTCAACGAGTATGACCTGAAAGGCTCAGGTTCAATCAATCAGATTGCATTCAACACTATTTTATTATCACGAGATAAGATGGCTGAGGATGAATACACTCGTAACTCTACGATGGTGCAAGTAGTTAAGTGCCGACGTACAGGCTTAACTGGTATGGCAGGTTGGTTATACTATAATGCACTGACGGGGAGACTAGAGCGTGGAGAAGCACCAGAGCAGCACGAAGCAAGTCAAGAAGACGAGTTCTAAGAATACCCGTAGGGCATTGTACATCAACGGTGTTAAAGCGATCTTAGGTGACAAGTGCAATGATTGTGGTTATAATGATCATTGGGAAGTGTTGGAATTCCATCACGTTGTCCCTAGGCAAATCTCAGGCAGACCATCGATGCAGCAAGTTAAAGACTGGTCATGGGAAAGATGTCGAGATGAGTTGTTAGAACATTGTGTGTTGCTTTGCCCTACTTGTCATAGAGCTAGACACTTAACGGAAGAAAACGATAGTTTAAAGTTTACGAATGAAACTGATTTTTGATATTGAAACTGATGGACTCCAACCAACAATCATTTGGGTAATTTGTGCTATCAAGGACGGTAAAGAAGTAACAATAGAAATGCCTACCAAGGATGCAATGGAGCAGCTACTGGAAGGTGTGACGGAAGTTATCGGACACAATATCATCGCTTACGACATCCCTGCGGTTGAGAAGCTGCTAGGAGTATCTTTTAACAACATTAAGATCACTGACACGTTGGTTTTGAGTCGGTTGTATAACCCTTCGCTTGAAGGTGGTCATTCTTTAGGTAAATGGGGAGAGAGACTTAAGTTCCCCAAAGGAGACTACAATGATTGGACTACGCTTACGCCTGAGATGGTGGGATACTGTCAGCAGGATTGCAGGGTTACTGAACGACTTTACCAAGTTCTCATCGAAAAGCTTGCACAGTTTGGAGATGAAAGCATTGACCTTGAGCATAGCGTACAGAACTCAATTGTTAAACAAATCGATAACGGATGGTTACTCGACCAACGACGAGCATTCGATCTTCTAGCGGAGCTACAGGAGAAACAAAATGAGCTTGAAGACATGGTTAGGCAGGTGTTTATCCCGCTTCCTACTTTTCTTAAAGTGGTTAAACCCAAGTACAAGAAAGACGGTAACCTTTCATCCGTCGGACTTAAGTTTCTTGGAGATCTGTGGGTTCACGTTGTCGGTGATTTTAGCCGTGTTGATTTTCCTGAGTTCAATCTGGGCAGTCGGAAGCAAATCGGCAGATACCTTCAATACTTTGGTTGGAAGCCAGACAAGTTTACAGAAACAGGTCAACCAATAGTTGATGAGAAGGTCTTAGAGAACGTTACAGACATTCCAGAAGCACAGCTAATCGCTAACTACTTGTTAGTTCAAAAGCGAATCGCTCAGGTGCAATCTTGGGTGGATGCTGTGGAAGCCGATGGTCGTGTTCATGGTCAGGTGAATGCAATCGGTGCTGTGACTGGACGTATGACGCACAGTAGCCCTAACATGGCTCAGGTACCCGCAGTGTACTCTCCGTATGGTAAGGAGTGCAGAAGCTGTTGGGTAGTGCCTGAAGGGTATAAATTAGTAGGCGTGGATGCCTCAGGATTAGAACTTAGAATGCTCGCTCACTACATGGGCGACGAGGAGTACACAAATGAAATCCTTAACGGAGACATACATACTGCGAATCAAAATGCTGCAGGACTGTCTTCACGAGATCAAGCAAAAACGTTTATATATGCTTTCTTGTACGGAGCCGGAGACGCAAAAATTGGATCGATTGTGGGAGGAAGCAATACTGTTGGAAAACGACTTAAGGAGAAGTTCCTCGAAAATACTCCCGCTCTTGCAGAGCTACGAGACAGGGTTGGAACTGCAGCAGCAAGGGGCTACCTTCGCGGACTCGACGGACGACGTCTTTGGATAAGATCAGAACACGCAGCCTTGAACACTCTACTGCAAGCAGCGGGTGCTGTGGTGATGAAGAAGGCTCTGGTGATCTTTGAGGACTTTGCAAAGCAATGGAAGCTAGACTACCGCATGGTAGGTAACATTCACGACGAGGTACAGATGGAAGTTTTGGACAAAGATGCTGAGAATGCAGGTTACTTGATGGTAGAGTCAATAAAAGCCGCAGGAGTTGCCTTCGATATGCGCTGTCCGTTGGATGGTGAATACAAGGTGGGTTTGTCTTGGGCAGATACACATTGATACGTAGGCAAAACTGTGGTATACTATAGTTCTACTTTGGAGATAAATATGAATAGTTTCTGGGAAAAATACATTGCGCCCATGTGGGCACTTTGGATGGTGATCTTTGCATTAATCTTTGTGGTGACACGATGAAAGAAATTAAGACGCTAGTCCAAGACATCTATGACTTGATGGAGAAACGTAACACTCCTGAAGGTGTAGATGTGGATGCTGAGATTGAACGCTTCGGCGAGTCAATGAAAGATTTAATGAAGAAGGAATTCTTACCATCTTCCTACTCAGGTCGTAAGTTGCGCCTAAGTGCTATTGGCAAGCCTGATCGCCAATTGTGGTACAGCTACAACGGTTATACTGGTGAGAAACTTCTTCCACACAACTTCATTAAGTTTATGTACGGTCACATGATTGAGGAAAT